CGAGTGGACACAATCATACAAATGGTTTGATAGAAAACAAAAGAGATTTCATAAAAATGATTGGACATTTGAATTATCAGACACAGCAAAGATAGCTGTTTTCCACGGAAGACCAAATCCACACGAATCGACACAGCAGTGGGTCATAGATAACTGGAAATAACCAGAACATAACCAGAACACCATGCTGGTTAAATGTGTCGCACCTTAGAAACCCTTATGGGGCTTCAAAAATAAATCAAAAATAGTTAAAATAACGCTTGCTTTATAGGCCAGGTATGATAGTATATGTGTATATGAATAAGAAAATACAGTTAGAAAAAAGAATTGAGAAAGCTAAGAAAAGAATTTGCTTGACTTTACTTGATTTATTTAGTATAATAGTAATAGAATCAAAACAAGGAGAAAAACACTATGAGTAAAGTAAAACAATGGGCTACAGATACAGCCGAACAAGCAGTAGATACAATTATTGCTAATTTAAAAAGTAATATGATTACACAATCAACTGCTATTAAAGAAATATTAGATGTTGAGAATGTTGAACTAGTTGGTATTGATGATGAGAATGTTTATGAAGTAATAGATATGGAGTTAGCGTCAGCCAATGTTTCTAAAGCAGACTTATTACAGGAGAATGCCTAGTGAATAAATTGACTAAACAAAATACAGTTAGTTTAGTTTATGGTAGAGAATACCAAGACTCGGATGAAAAATATGATGAGTTTTTTTATTCTTATAGTACCATTTTTAGAAATGTGCCAATGCAATATATTGAAACATTAAACAAATTCAAAGACAAGATTAAAAAATACTGTGATAAAAATTATAATGAAACAGCAACCAACTTTGTAGGCAATACTAAAGTTAAAATTTTACATGGTCAGGATTATTATACAACTTATGAAGACGCTTTTGGTGATACAGCTAGAGGTGATAATTCATTATTTAATGATTACGGACAATTATGGAATGGCAGACAATTCTTTAAAAAAGATTATGCTCCAGAACTTACAAAACAATACGAATTTAAAAACTTAAACAAAAGGATATCATAATGAAATACGGTGAAGATAAAATAGTAAAAGAAATAGACACATATATTAAATCAACTTATGGTGAACATTACAGTACAACCAAAGACGGTTTTCAGGTACAAGATATGTTACGCCAACTAGGAATTGATAAAGATTTTTGCCAAGCTAATGCCATTAAGTATCTTTGCAGATATGGTAAGAAAGCTGGTAAAAATAGAAAAGATTTACTTAAAGCAATACATTATATTGTTTTATTAATGAGTAGTGAAGACAACAAATAAAGGAGAACTATACTATGATTATAAATGTAGGTGATTATGTTGAATGTAACCACGGTAGAAGTGGTACAATTATCAATATAGGTATCGCAACAGAAAAAACAGATGTAGCCGCTGAGAACGACACTAGTTTAAATGCAAAAACTTATGATACCGAATTAGGTTATGTAGGTGCTATCACATATACAGGTGATAAAGGTACACATTGGTGTTACTTTAATCAAATTGAAAAAGTTGAAGCGAGTGCTGTTAATGGTTGATAAAGTTACAATTACAGTAAAAAAGAAAACACTAAAAGAGGTGTATAATCAGGTTGCTATGTTAAATGACATGGGTTTCCCTAACTTTCAAAAAGGTGAACCTATTAATGATTTGATGAGAGAGATTAAAAGAAATTTAAAGGCACAAAAGAAAGAAGAAGACTTTGGTTGGAAAGACTTTTGGGAGTTTTGGCCGTTATCAATCGTAGTGCCAGGTATGTTACTATTAATAATAGGGAGTGCTACCTTTGGATAATAAACCAAATGAATGGGAACAAAGTGTGATAGATAACGCTGTTGAGTATTCTATATTTGAATACAGGTCTTTAGATAGAAGCACAAAGACAATTGTAAAAACTTATAATGACGCAAAAGACCTTTATAAAAATACAATAAAAAGACACAGACAAACTTTAGCTTATGCTATCGATAAAAATGGTAGATATGCAAATTTAAATCATTTAGATGATTTTAAGAAGGAGGAAAAATGAGTAATGATGTATTAGGTTATTCTTCACATGATTGGAGAAAACATACAGATGACGCTGTTGTAGTAGATGGCAAAACAGGAATTATGAAAGTTAATGAATGTAAAGTTTTATTTAAAAACCCTAAATCTCTAAAAGAGGAAGAAGTTGATCTATCCAGATTAATTAGAGTATTTGTTAATAACTTTGAAAGCCAAAAGAGGAGTGTTAAATGAGCAATCAAAGACCAGGTAAAAAGGTAAAAGCAATGAGTCCTGAAATGAAGGACATGACAGTGTTAAAGTTTTTTAAGAACGCACAAAAAGTTTTAGAAGCTTCAGATAAAGAAGATGAGGCTTTCTATTTTGAACAAATGGTAGATTGGTTACAACAAGGCAAACCTTTACCACTTGATGAAGAACAAACAATAAAAGCCTTGGGAATATAGGAGTATATATGATAGAAACAATAGCTACAGTTGATATAATAGAACTTGCACTAGATAAGTTGAAACAAATTGACTACAACAATAAAGAACAAACAGAAAAACAAGTAGTAGAATCAAAAATAATTTTACAAGACTTTAGAGATAAACTTCAAAATGAGATAAACGCATTTGATAAGTGGGCAGAGGTACAATCAGATATTGATACTCAACTAGAATTAGGAATTGATCCTACATTAATGGGGGAAAAATAATGGAAATGTTTATATTGGCTATGTTGATTTTGATGATTGCAGTGGTGATGGCTTATTCAAAAGAAGTATATATGTACCTAGTTTTTACTTTAGGAGCTATAATGGCAGATATTATTAATGTAATAAATTCAATTATAGGTAGAAAAAAGTAGGTGATGTACTACTCACATAAGCTTCTTAACGCTATTCCTTGTCTATCCAGGACGGTTTTAGGCAGTCAAAAATGCAGTAAATACAATGATTTCATAGGATATTGCCAAAATGACAAAAATAGTATATAATGAAATTATGACTAAAAAAGAAAAACTAAAACAGGCTAAACTCAAACATTATAGATGGATTAGATCACTTGGTGTTAATATAGATTTAGATACTGGTAAAGTAAATAATTATTTTGAGGGTTTTGATATGCCAGATTTATCTTGCAGACCATCATTACCAACAAGTGACAGAATTATAGGTGATACAAAGAAACGATTATACTCTACACAGCTACCTATAGGCAAAACAATTAGTGTGGCGTATAACAAAGGTCCATATATGGTCGTAGACCAAAAGGACTTCAATACAATGGGAAAGAAAATATGAGAACAATGATGTTAATAACATTGGTAACTCTTATTACAGTAGCAGCTGCTAAGGCAGATACTATTGATGTAAAAGTTAAGAGTTTTATAACCAATGAAGCAACTAAAATTAAGACTTACCAAAAAGAACAATGGGAAAATGGTAAAGAACAGAATGCCAAAAATTGGGCTAAGATTAAAGCTTTATTTACAAAGGTAAAAAATAATGTTACACAAGATTAGTGATTTTTGTAAAAAGATTGATAGTTTAAAATCTATGTCAGATAGACTATACAATCTTAAATATAACCATCCTAAGACACCCGAAAGGGACGCTGAAGTAGATAACTTAATAAGTGATATACAAAGCGAATGTAAAATAATAGCTAACGATAATAAACCTTATGACAAATAAAGATATAACAATAGAAAATCTTAAAAAAGAAAAAGAAGATTTAGAACAAGAACTACAGTATAAAGGTGGTATTGATTCGGTAATTGAAGGAATGATTTACGAAATTGAAGATACCATCAAAAAACTTACTAATTAAACAGATGTTCTTGCTTTGTTCTCATAAAAACCATGCTTTTACTGATAATTTTAATGGTTGCCATTTTAAATTATCTATGATAGGATATACAGATAAACTTAACAAAAGGATAAAACACTATGTCATTTAAATACGATAAAGACAACTTGTTCAAAGAATTTGAAATAGCTAAAGCAAAAGATATTTCACTCTCTAAGAAAAAAACAGACGAAGATAAGATCAACGATATACATACAAACAGAATACAGTTTTGTAAAGATCATGCTGAACTAAAGAAATCAAATCCAATGTATTATGAGTTTGTTGATATTAATTTTGAAAACTTACTTAAAACTTATCAGAGTGCTGATCCAAGGGATACATTTTATCAAATAGTTTTTGGTAAATCTTATTTACAGAAAAAGTTTGAACAAGAAGAAGAGCTATACGGTGAAAAACTACAAAATATTTAGTTTATTAATTGCATTAGTAATGCTGACCAACTGTGCTAACACTAGTAGAACACAAGTTGGTTCAGTGTTAGGTGCAACCACAACCACTGGTAGCTGTGTAACTATGGGTATTGATAACCCTTATGCTATAGCTACTTGTGCTGTTGCTGGTGCATTTGCAGGTGCTGATATTATGTACAATTCAGATTATGATGTACACAATGCTGTATTTGTAGATCATTTAAACAGAGGTACTGCTTCGAGTTATACGAATTGGTTTAATAGTAAAACAGGTAATTCTGGTATTATTAAAACATATTCAACTTACTTAGAGGGCCCCATTAAATGTAAAGATTATGACGCAACGATTGATATTACAAATCAATGGCCGTTGATAGGTGTTGGTGGTGTAAATCAGAAAGTTGTATTTGGAACGGCTTGTCAAATGCCTGACGGTGCATGGGTAGAAAAAAGATAATGAAAAAATTAAATAATTTATTAATAGAATATTTGAGTAGTGTAAATCTAGCAGGTAGAATTGTTTTTGTTGTAGTAGCAATTGCTTTTATACTTGCATTTAGTATTTCTGCTTTAGCAGGTGAAAAGATTTTGCACAGTAAGATAAAAAATATAGAACCACACGAAGTCGGAGGCCAATATTGTTTTGTGAAGGTCATTATCAAACAAAAAGATGATGAAATCATAAAAGAAGAGGTTTTGGAATGTGCTGACGGTAAAAAAGGACCAGAAACACCAGGTTATTGGGAATTGTTTGCTGAATTTTATTACCATGACGTATCAGCTCCAGAATATTGCCGATATTATAGTCGGCCAAAACATGTTTTTAAAACACCAGGAAAGACATGTTTACAATTAAACGGTGAATGGGAGATAAGATGATTAAGAATATAATAATTATCTCACTAGTAGCGGTATTATACTTGGGGCTTAGTTGGGAAGAGGTTTTAGCGTATGTGTACCTAGGGCTTGACAATTTGAGAGAAATAGTATATACTGTACAGAATGAGGTTAAATAATATGATGAAAATAAGTAAAATTGTAGGAGTTGTAGTTGCTGGCTTATTGGTTGCTAACTGTTCTTCTACTTATAAGATGAAATCAGAAAAGGGAAAGACTCTTAACGAAGTGCCAAAATGGTACATGGCTGATTTTAAAGAAAGCAAAGCGTGTGATACGCCTAGGTTTGGTAAAGACAAAGATAAAATGTGTATCTTTGGTGTAGGGACAGCTGTGTCGCCTGATTTACAATTAGCTATTGAAAAAGGTATGATGATTGCGAAAGCAGAATTAGCCGATATAATCAAAGGCGAAATGAATAAATCAAGTAAACAGTTTATAACTGAACTTGGTAAAACACACCAGAAAACTACTGTGTCCGAAGTTGAATCAACTATTGTTAATTTAATTGAGAAGACACCAGTAAGAGGTTATGAGATATTTGCAAAAGATGTAACTATCACAAAGAACAAATATTATAGAGTTTGGATTGGTTTAAGATTACCAATGGGCGAATATAATAAGATGTATAACTTCACAATATCAGAAGCTGTTGACGCTTACAATGTAAAAGAAAAAGCTCAGATAGCATACGAAAACTTAACAGGTAATACAAATGCAGATAAAAATATACAGTAAACAAAACTGCCAATTCTGTACTAAGGCAAAACATATGTTAAAATCAATTGGCTTAGACTATGAAGAAAAGATGATGGAGAGTTTTGAATCGCCACAAGCAATGATGGAAGATATTGGTAAACAAGTTAGATCCATGCCACAAATAAAAATTGATGATAAATTAATTGGTGGTTATAATCAACTAGTAGAACACTTTGCTGAACTTGGTAAAGTAAATTATAAAGGCGAAAAAATATAGTGAATGATGAAAATGTTATATTATTTCCACTTGATCGAGTCAAACAAGGAACTAATATAAAACAAGACCCTAAAGAAAATGCCAGAAAATCAGCAAAGATTAAGCATGAAAAGACTAAAGAATTTGTTGAAACACATATAGACGATTTAGCTATGGGATTATTGAGAAAGTTTGTAGATATGGCAATTAAAACTGATAGACAAGAGTTTACAAAGGGTCTTGCTTTATTAATAGATGTTATGAGAGGTATGGTGTATAGAGATTTTAATGTCAAACACCCAGCTCAAACACTTACAGATAAATTGGTCACTGTAAAAGAAACAAGAAATGGACCACAAGCAGAAATTAATTATAATATTGTGAATGATAAAAAATCTAAACCACTATCAAATGACATTAGACAAGATTTAAAAGATTCAACTGAGGGTTGGGAGGATTTTAATGATGATTTTGACCCACAGTAAACAAAATTCCACAGGAATCGCCTTTGCAGGTAGTAAAATAGTTAACTTAACGAAGGAGAACAATAATGTTTAACTTTTTATTTAAAACAAAAGGAGAAGATATGAAAGTATCAAAAACTCAAAAGGTATTAAACCTTTTAACTTCAGGTAAAGAAATTACTTGGAAAACTCTAAGACAAAAATTTGATCTTAGATCACCGGCTTCAATGATCGGTAAATTAAGAAATCAAGGTCTTATGATTTACACAAATAAATCAAAAGCTGGTGTTTCTTACAGAGTAGGAACTCCGTCAAAAGCTGTAATCGCAGCTGGACAAAGAGCCTTATTTGGTAATACTGCTTATTCAGCGTAATTACGTTTTTATGGTGGCGAGAAATCGCCACCATTTACACAAAGGGTATAAATATATAAAAACATGAAACAAGATTATTTAATTATTGATGATATTATACCGTTATCTTATCAAAATCAAATACAGAATTTAATTAATGATAAAGAATTTCCTTGGTATTTTGGAAATTCTATAAATCATAATCCAGAAAATAAAGAATACACAGATAGTAATACAACAGACGCACCAGGTTTTGGCCATTTAGTTTTAAATCCAGAAACCGGTGAACCAAACTCACCAATTTATCCACACATAAAACCAATTTTATACTTTTTAGAAGATAAAACAGATGTAATAGTGGATGAGATTAAAAGAATTAGAATTAGAAGAACTATACCAACACCAGGTCATACCTTAGAAAAATATACACCAGCTCATGTGGATTTATCACAATCAAAAGAGTACAAGTCTTTAGTGTATTATGTAGAGGATAGCGATGGAGATACTGTCCTGTTCGACAGTGAGTACAATCCTGACAATGGTGAAACAGTTTTATTTAATGATGATAAAAAAATAATGACAAGAGTATCGCCAAAGAAAGGCAGAGGATTTTTATTCAAAGGTAAAATATTTCACTCTGGTAATGTACCAGTAAATTTTAACCAAAGAACAATAATAAACTTTGATTTTACAACAAAATGATTTTAGTAGATTTAAACCAAGTATTAATATCAAACTTCATGGCACAGACTAGAGGTCAGCCAGTTGAACCTGATAAAGAAATGTTTAGGCATATGGTAATTAATGCACTAAGAGGTTTTAATATTAAGTTTAAATCAGAATATGGTCAAATGATATTATGCTCAGACGCTGCCAATCCATGGCGTAGAGATATATTTCCTTTATATAAACATAAAAGACGAAAAGGTAGGGACGATTCAGAAACAAATTGGACACAAATATTTGAAGTTATTACTGATATAAAAAATGAATTGATCGAAAACTTTCCATACAAAGTTATGTATATTGAGAATGCCGAGGCAGATGATATTATTGCTACACTTGTTAATAAACAAGAAGAAGATAAGTATTTAATTATATCAGGTGACAAAGATTTTATTCAGTTACAACATCATGGTAATGTATATCAATATTCTCCTTTACTAAAAGGTTATATTGGTGAACAAGAGGATCCTAAAAAATTCTTACATGAACAAATTATAAAAGGTGATAGAGCTGATGGTATACCAAACATATTAAGTCCTGATAATGTATTTGAACAAGGTATTAGACAGAAACCAATTATGAAAAAGAGATTGGAAGAGTTTAAGAATATTGAAAGAAATGCTACCATAGAAACCGAAATTAAAAGAAACTATGAACGAAATAAAAAATTAATAGATTTATCTATGATACCGGAAAACATCAAAACCGATATTATAAATAAGTATATGTCTTATAAAACAAACGGTAAAGAATTATTATTACCATACTTTATGAAACACAAACTGAAAACATTAATGGAAAACATTGGTGACTTTTAAATAATCGAAACGGAGAAATATGTCAAAAGAAGCAATGCAAAATCCTAACCTTATGAGTCGTAAGGCTATGGAAAGAAATATGTCAACTGCTGGCTCATCAGCTCCCCTTGCAAGCGAAATATTTACAAAGGTCAATAATGCTAAAGATAAACCAAAGAAGATAGCTGTACTAAAAGAACATGACAGCAAAGGATTAAGAATGTTGTTAAAAGCTGCATTTGATCCTAAGATTGTATTTGATATGCCAGAGGGGTCACCTCCTTACATGCCTAACGAGGCACCGGCAGGTACAGATCATACTTCCTTATTTGCTGAAGCAAAAAGACTTTATATTTTTTGTAAGGGTGGTAGTAACATACCAAAACTAAAAAAAGAAACTCTATACATACAGATGTTAGAGAAACTTCACGCTAAAGACGCTGAGGCGTTATTAGCTATCAAAGATAAGACGTTAAATAAAAAGTATAAAGGTCTAACCGATTCGGTTGTCAAAGAAGCCTTTAACTGGAATGACGATTATTTCACAAAATAGACACTTTAGGGGTGGTCAACTATGACGCACCCCTTTAAAAACTATTGATTTTAAACACTTTTTTCTATAAGAAAACACTTGCTTTATTGGCCAGATGTGATAGTATATCCATATATTAATAACAAAGGATAAATATATGAGATACATTATTACACTGATAACAATACTGACAATATTATGGTCGTTTTTGAGTATGGGCATGAAGACGGCTAATGCTGACGAGTATAGTAAAGCAGTAATTGGTCACGTTATACAGACAACTGTAAACGGCACTTCAGCCGACACCTCAAAAATATTAGAGAATGAGTTAGAAAAGTTAGCTCATCAATTTACACTTGAGTCATTATCAATCTTACAAACCTATTTGCCGTCTATCATTGATGGTATAATGGCTGATTTGAGAATGAAAGCAGATAAAGAATATAAGTGTGCTTTATTGAAAGGGACAAAAATAGAAGATGATTGTAAATAATTATTTTTTTGGTATTATACCTTTCGAAGTAGGTATTATAATATTATCGGGTATAGTAATGTGTATTGTATCTGTAATTAGTAGTATTAGGGAGAAAAACAAGTTATGCAAAAATTGTCAAAAAGAAATTCAAATCAAGTGATAAAAAAGACCCTAAAGAGAGAGCTGTCTAGCCGTAGAAAATATAGAACTACATATAAAGACATCAAAAAGTATTTTAAAATTATTAATAAAGCTGTATTTAAAAATCAGTTATCACCTTTTAACGAAATACTAATTAAAAAAATTTATAGAGATAGAGAAAAGCATATTGGCTGTTTAGGTCAAGTAATTGCATGGTCGTGGAAAAGAAAAGGTACATTACAATATTGGTTGGAAATGTTACCTACTTATTACAACAAACAAGAATTCGTGGACACACTTGGACACGAAATGGTGCACCTATACCAAATGGCCAACTTAGGTGATACCGGTAATCACAACAAACTGTTTTACAGTTTTAGGCCGAAACTAAACCGAATAGGGCTTGACCTATAATGAGAAAGATATATTATGAAAAAAGAAAAGAAACTAAAGAAGTTTAAAGATCCGTTCCTTAAACCTGTAATCCTAGATAGTATTGAGAAAGTAAATGAAGTATTATGGTTAAAAAAATCTGGTACAAAAGAAATCTATTATGAGGGTAACTTTCAGGAAGATGTATTGAATAATTTTTCACAAAGACAATCAACTAAAATTTTCAAAAAGATGAGCGAGTTTAGAAACCACAATTGTTTAACTTTCTTTCAAAGGAAAGTAAAGGCAGTTAAGAATCCTGAAGCGTTAGAAATGGACGAGAACAAAGAACCAACATACTTTTACGAGTATATAGTGAGCAAACAATAATGAAAACTTTAAGAACTACATTTAGAACATTTGCATTTTGTCTTGTTGTAGCCTTTTTTTCACTAACATGGTATGGTTATAAAGTGAATGGCGAAGCAAGAATTGAAGCTCTTATTCCTAAACTACCTGATTTTGAACATGAAAATCAACAACAGTTTTTAGATAATTTATCTCAATGTGTAACATATGTTTATTACCATGGCGACATGGCTGAAGTTAACTATGAGTTATTATTAGCACAGGCTGTATTAGAATCAGGTTGGGGTACAAGTAGATTTGCTAAAGAAGGTAAGAACTTGTTTGGTATAAGAACATACGATTTACGAAAACCACATATGTTGCCTTGGAAAGATAAACCTAAGAAGTGGGGAGTAGAAGTATTCCAGCATGAGTGTGATAGTGTCAAAAGATATATTGATGTATTAAATGAGGGTTTTGCCTTTGCAGAATATAGAAAATTAAGAGATAATGGCGTTCAGGATCCTTTGAAATTATTAAGTACACTAGAAGCTTATGCTTCAGATAAAAATTACTTTGGTAAGATTATAAGTATAATCAATAAATTAAGGAATGAATATGATTATTGATAAGGAAAACCATTGGGAAAAAATCTATCAACAAAAGATTAATTTTGTATCTGTAGATGGTAAGAATGCCTTTCCATGGGATATAGAAACACACGAACCTATATTAGAGAATTTAATAAAGGATTATAATATTAAACCAGGTAAAGTATTAGAACTTGGTTGTGGTTTAGGACATGATTTAAAATTCTTTTATCAAAATAATTTTGATGTAACAGGATTAGATATGTCGCCAACATCTATAGAACTATGTAAGAAAAACAATAAAGATAGTGATATTAAATATGTTGTAGGTGATATAGACACAGATATACCTAATGAAAGATATAATCTAATTTATGATAGAGGTTGTTTACACGGTAATCCTGATTTAATGTTTACATTTTTTCCTAAAGTTTATAATGCTTTAGACTATGGTGGTAAAATTATTATAATATCAAGTAATACAAATGGTGTAGATACTAAAACAGCTTCGCCACCAAAATTAAATATAAAAGATTTAATAAATTTAAGTGATCCTTTTTTTAAAGTTTTGCTTATAAAAGAAGATATATTTAAGTTAGCAAATGGTTACGAAGATGTACTAGGTTATACCATCATGTTAGAAAAAAAGTCCTAAATAATATTACACTATGTTTTTAACTATTTTAACTTTTTTATCAGCTATCAGTATATCTGTAATTGCAGCTGGCTATTCTATTATTGGACTAGCAACTTTATTCGCAGGTGCAGTATTACCTATTATTGCTATGGGTAGTGCTTTAGAAGTTGGTAAACTTGTAGCCGCCAGTTGGTTATACAATAACTGGAACGCTGATGTACCACGCTTACTAAAAGGGTATCTATTTGGTGCCATAATAGTATTAATATTCATAACCTCAATGGGTATCTTTGGTTTCTTATCAAAGGCACACCTTGACCAAGTCAAACCTACTTCTGGTAATAACATTAAAATAGAACTTATAGATAATCAGATTGTACAACAACAAAAGATTATTGATAGAGCACAAAAGACCTTAGATCAATTAGATAAGGCATTAGAAGTTTATATAGAAAAAGAATTTGTAACTAGAGGTTTAAAAGAACGAAAGAAACAAGAAGACGAAAGAAACGCCTTAAATACAGCAATCAATAATGCTAGTGATAAGATTGCAGAATTAACAAACAATAAAGCGAGTCTATCATTGGAACAAGATAAGATAGAGGCCGAAGTAGGACCAATCAAATATGTTGCAGAGTTAATTTATGGTGAGAACGCCGAAGATAATTTTGATAAGGCTGTTCGTATTGTCATATTGATATTAATATTTGTATTTGACCCTTTAGCTGTACTTTTATTGATAGCTGCTAACATATCATTAAGACAATGGAGAATGGCTAGAAAATCTGCTAAATTGCAAAAAGAAATAAACCTTACAGATAAATTAAATAGACAACAAAAGAGATTAAAAAAACTAGGTAAGAAACAAAGAGATTATAAAAAAATGGTGGCTACAATGGGTGATTTTAAAGATATGTCACCAGATGAAATTAAATTGAAATTAGATCAAATATATGATTGGAACGATAAGAGTTAGTATTCTATTATTGCTGTTGATTCTGTTACCTGGTTGCTTTGGTGCTACATTATTCAGTATAGGACCAATACCTGTTAAACCAGGCGATATTGTGTCAAAACCTATAACAAAATCAATACTAAATGATAGTAAAATAAAGCTTGACAAAAAGTAAAAATGATGATAGTATGGAGATATTATGATATATGATGTAAAAGCAGCAATGCCTATTGAGATTAAAAGATTACACCTTTTAGCTGAAGCGTGTAAGAATGCTATGAATGATGAATTTAAATCATTGTGGTATAATAAAATGATAGAATTAGCAGACAAGTACAATTTAAAAGATTATGTTGCTAGAAAGTTAATACACTAATGAACATTTTTTATGTACATAAAGATCCTATCATATCAGCTAAAATGTTGATAGATAAACATGTTGTAAAAATGATTGTTGAATCAGCACAGATGTTATCCACAGCACACAGGTTATTAGATGGTAAAGAATACTATGGTAAAACTAAAACTGGCCGTAATATTAAAAGATGGACACACCCTAATCCTAATTTAGATAAAATTTTATATTTAGCAGGTCATGTTAAACACCCTAGTACGTTATGGATTATGGAAAATGTTTTTCATTACAGTTGGCTATATAACCACATGATTGCTTTGAATGAAGAATTTAAATTGCGTTATGGTCATACAAAAGACCACATGACAATACAGAAATTAGGTGAAATATTAAAACACCCACCTACAAACATACCAGTAAATAAAATTGGTAGAGATCCAACACCAGCAATGCCAGACGAATGTAAAATACCTGGTGACGTTATTGGTTCTTACAGAAAATATTATATAGAAAAAAAACAATCATTTGCTAGTTGGAAAGCACCAGCTAAACCACCTAAGTGGTATACAGAGGGTATCAATGCCAGGTAAATGGGACGGTAGAAGTAGGCCTAGTAATAAAGCTTACGAAGAAAATTTTGATAGGATATTTAAAACCAACCCTATCGCAAAAGAGGTTAGAACTTCAAAATATAAATCACAAATTGTTAAACCTAAAAAAGGTAAAGGCAGTTTTAAAAGAGAAAAGGTAAGAGTATGATAAGAGAAGCGTTAATTAGAAAACTGAAAGGTGATATTGCTGTTGCTGAAGCAGATTTAAGAACCTTTTTAGCAGACCCTAAGGGTGTTGCTGAACACATTGATTTTGTTGATACAGCAGAAAAGAAAACTGCTATATTAGCAGAAGCTAAAGATAAACTTTCAGCAATAGAGAACTTATAATGAAAAAAGATGAAGAACATTTAGAAGCTTCTTTGAAAGAATCTAAAAGGCAGAAAAAAGAGAGATTAAGTAAAGGTCTAAATATGATAAGACCATTTACCTTTGATGAAGAAAAGATTTTGAGGGATGGTCTAAGAAATAAAGAATTAACTGAAATGGCTGATAACTGGCAATTATGATAGGACTATTACCTTTAGGGATTATTGTAACAATAATTACATTATATATATTGCTGAAAGCGAGAGAAAACGAAGATAGGAACTTTAAATAATGCCACTATACACATTTGAAAATAAAAGATCAGGTAAACAACATACTGATATGATGACCATAGCTGAAATGGAAGAATATCTAGCTAAAAATAAGAACATCAAACAAGTTATAACCGCTATAAATATTGTAGGGGGAGTACAAGGTATCTCATATGGTTCAGATCAAGGTTGGAAAGAAAACATGTCCCGAATTGCAGAGGCACACCCTACTTCACAACTTGCTCAAAGGTATGGTAAAAAAAGTATCAAACAAATTAAAACAGAGCAAGCATTAATAAAAAACAAAAAAAGAATAGCAGATAGAAAAAAAGGATAAGAATAATGGCAAACGATATACCAGATTATATGCGAGGCTTTGACCTAAGCGAAGATTTTGGATTTACATCCGTGTCTTCAAAGCCAGCAACTGATACTCAGCCAACAATTGACCCTAAATTAGTTGAAAATTCAAACTTAGAAATAAGTAAAGTCAAATCAGACGTATCATCAATCAAAAGTATGATGAATGAAATTATGCAAATAGTTGCTGAAAAAGAAACTATTACACAAGAAGTACAAAGTGCTGATGTACAAAAAAAGTTTAAAGATATAGAAAAGGTTATATTACCATTTTTATACAATTTAAGTAAGAGTAACGAGCCTTACATACATTGGCCTAATAGAGGTCCTATTATTAAAGCTCAAATTGATAAAATATTAAAATTAACAAGAGGATAAAATGAAATTATCAAACAATTTTTCATTAAAAGAAATGACAGCTTCACAAACAGCTGAACGTAAGGGTATTAGTAATAACCCTAGTGAAGACCATATGAATAATTTAAAAGAACTGTGCGAGAACATACTACAAAAAGTTAGAGACCATTATGGTAAAGTTGTTTCTGTATCTAGTGGGTATCGTAGTCCTGAATTGTGTGTAGCCATAGGCTCAAGTGTCAATTCACAGCACGCTAAGGGCCAGGCGGCCGATTTCGAGGTGTATGGATTGAGTAACGCTGAATTATGTAAATACATTGCAGAAAACCTGGATTTTGACCAGTTGATTTTGGAGTACCACAATATTGGTGAACCTAATAGTGGGTGGATACATTGTTCGTATAGATCAGATGGCGAAAATCGTAAACAAATTTTAAGAGCTTACCGTGATGATAACGGTAAAACCAAATACGAAACTTACGATCCTAACTGAAAGAGTAAACGGGACGCTCTTAGAAGTGATCCTGAAAAGATAAACTCTCACTATATGGATTATAGGTCTACATAAAGGCTTGACAATTATGTTAAATCATGTTATATTGGAGATATTATGAACAATAAATTTAAATTTGTCGAATTAGACAGTAGCGTAGAATTACCTAAAACAAAAGGTAAGAATATAGACGGAACAAGATTTTATGAAGTTGATGGTGAACATTATCCGTCTGTAACTTCCGTATTATCTATTAGATCAAAAGAAGGCATCCAGAAATGGCGAGCTAATATTGGTGAAGAAGTTGCCAATTATGAAATGGCTAGAGCTGCTCGTAGAGGTAAAGGTGCTCATACATTAGTTGAACAATATATGAAAGGCGAAACTCCTACAGTGAGAGGTGTATTGCCATTAGGATTATTCAAACTATTAAAACCTTATGTAGATCAGATTAACAATATACACATGCTTGAAACAATTATGTGTAGTAAAAAATTAAAATTAGCAGGTCAAGTAGATTGCATTGGTGAATATAATGGCAAGTTGTCTGTAATTGATTTTAAAACAGCCAATAAAGAACGACAAGAAGCTTGGTGTGAAAACTACTTTATACAAACAACTGCTTATGCAAAAATGTATGAAGAGCATTACGGTAAAAGCATAGATCAAATCGTTATCCTTATTGCTTGTGAAGATGGTACAGCACAGGCCATGGTAAGAGAAAGAAAAGATTATGATGGTAAATTAGTTGAGTCCATTACTGATTTTTATAAATATTACCAAGAAAAAAATAAAGATAAAATCAAGCAAGAAGACTAACAGCCCATATTTTATCATAAAGGGGCTAATGATAAAAAAAATCTTAATCGCACTGACACTATTATGGTCTACAATCAGTTATGCTGATATTGAAGACTATGATTTTTTTACTATGAATATGCCAATGTTATGTGGTTTACCAGCAACAGTTGATAAGTATATCGAAGATAATAATTTTATAGTTATCAATATAAGTTTTGGTAAAGAGAATGCTAATGAAGACGGTGAAATCTTATTTGCTATAAAATATTATATAAATGATAAATTCCAAACAATTGCAGTAGCAGAAACACCAACAGATCCAAGCAAGTGTATATTGTTTGTTACATTTGATATGAGAATGAATGGTAATTTACTTAACGGTGAAGACATATAGAGCTTGACCTTTTAGTGAAAGTATGATATATTAATGATATGAACTCAAAAGAATTTTATAATACAATAGAGAAGATAGTTAAAGAAAAAAAGATTACTTACATGGATGCTATAATATGGTATTGTGATGAGAATGAGATTGATCTATCTACAATCAAACCAATCGTATCTAAGAACTTAAAAAGTAAAATCTCAATAGAAGCACAAGATTTAAACTTTTTACCTAAACAAGGTAAATTGCCAGGGGTATAATATGTATGACGGCTTTGCAGTATATAAAAAGTACCTTGCTCTTAAACTTCATTTTACAACCGATAAATATGATTACCATAAGTATGAGGGTAAGATTAATTCTAAGCTAGAAACTTTTACAAAA